CTACTTTTGACGGTATCGTGAATGCCACTAAAATACTTGGTGGTGCAGGTAATCCTACTACTGGTATACTACTAGATGGTGGACTCAATAACTTTTATGTGAACACTAGCGGACAGTCCAGAATGAAGGTTGAGTCTGGTGGTGTTATTGCTTATGTAAAACTTCAGGCAGACGAACTTTTCCATGCAAAACAGGGTATCTCAATGGATGCCCTTGGCATTACCTTCCCTGATGGAACCTTCCAGTCAAGTGCCGCTAGTGCTGGCGGAACAGGATACATTGCCGGTGATGGACTCACGCTAGATGTCGCAGGTGGAACCTTTAGTATAGATCCGACCGCCGTAGTTCATGTCGCTGGTATCTCTAGTGATGCTGGTATTACTGCTGGTGGAGACATATCCGCTCTGGGTGGTAATGTTTATGTTGGTAGTCACTTAATAAAGCAAAATAGTTCTAATCTACAGTTCGCTCCAGCTGGTAGCATGAAGTTCAGTGTAAGTGCAACCCAAATTTCGGCATTTAGTCCTTTCTTGTCTCAATTGCTGTTAACTGCGAACTCTGGTATCACACTTGGTAAAGGTATCACCTTCCCTGATGGAACCTTCCAATCAAGTGCTGCATCTGAATCTGGTGGTGGTGCTGGCACTACCCTTGCTGCTGGTGCTGGTGTTACATTGTCACCGATTGTTGCAGGTGTTGGTCACACTCTAGGTATAGATCCAACCGCCATAGTTCATGTCGCTGGTATTTCTAGTGATGGTCACATGGTCATTCCTACTGGTATAAGTTATGGATGGAGCGATGGTGCTTTCATCAACAACAATAGTGGTACTCTACAATTAGCATCCAGCAGTGGATTTTATTCCATGCAACTGGCATCAAGTAAAGTATCGTTCTATCGAGATGTTTTCTGTGAAGATAAACTTCATGTCGCGGGTGCCGCTGGTATTTCTGCTGATTACGGAATGGCGATAGCGACTGGCGGTATCACCTTCCCAGATGGAACTTATCAGTCAACCGCTGCCGGTGCTGGCGGAACAGGATACATCGCCGGTGCTGGACTCACGCTAGATGCCGCTGGTGGAACTTTTAGTATTGATCCAACCGCAGCGATCCATGTCGCTGGTATCTCTAGTGATGGTGGTATTACTGTTGGTAACTTACATATAGATGGGTATACGATCCTTGATCCTAGCAACACCACCGATTTTGTTACTTTAGGTGCGAACAAAGCCGAATTCTATCAAAATAATGATAGAATGCTTAAGATCAATGGATCTGTATCGGTAATAGTTGGATCTTCCAGTGAGCCCAAGGCTTTACAAGTCTTCGGTACACAGAGTATTTCGGATCTTCTCACCACATCCGCTGGTATCTCAATGAATACCGCTGGTATCACCTTCCCTGATGGAACCCATCAGACAACTGCTCCTGTTACTGGATCGAGTGGTGTCACTCATGTTGCAGGTTTTCTCTTTGATGGTAGAGGGACTACCGTCGCGGCCGCAAAGAAAACTGACATAGTTAGACCCGTAGAAGGGACTGCAACTATAACCGAACTTGGAATTAGACTTCCTGAAGGTGCGGGTGGAGGAACTGCAAGTGCAAGTGTGTATAAGGTAGGAGAAAATTATATCAATGAAAGTGGTGTTTCTCTTGCAGCAGATGGTATTACTGTGGGAACCATTGATCTTGAAAATGGTTTGTATGGAGGAACTGCGTCGGGTGGAGGAACTATGGCATATGGTGATTTAATCTTTTGTGGTGTTACAGGTGCAGGTTTAGGTAAAATTGTACAAGTTTTTGTTACTTACGAGGTTTAGTCATGCCACAGAGAAAATTTTATATTGATCCTTTACACGGTGACAGTTCATATGACGGCACAACTTCTGCTGCAAATATAAGTGGAAGTGTCGGTCCATTTGCATCTCTTACTGATGTTTTATGGAACGGCGGAGATGGTAGCACAAAAGGTGGTACTGGAGATATTTTTTATCTTGTTGCATCAACTGGGGATTTAATTCTTCCGACTGATGGATATTTCAGTTATAGTTTTCAGGACACCGCTCGTTGGGGATATGATACTTATAACGCAATACTGGAAGATGGTTATAAAGTTCCGCCTACTTTTATTGGAGTTGATACAAATTTAGAGCCTTTAGACAATCTAGAAAATTTAGGTAAAAAGGACGCACCGAGATACACCATTTATTGGCATAATACATCCGGTACTCAATACGAGTTTTTTAATGAAAGAGGTACTCATCTTTGGAATAATGTTGCATGGATTTCAACAAGCACTGGTTCACGCAATGGTATGATGTATTATTTCACCAGTGGTGGTAATGGTCCATATTACAATAATTGTAAATTTGATTTCAGTCAAACTCAATCAAATTACAGTGAGACATTATTTTGGTCTTTGAATCCATCTTCATCATTCAAGCACTGCGTTTTTCTCGGCCCGGGTGCCGCATCGGGTATGGATGGAACCAAAATTGGGGCACAGTATGGCCAGCACTCTGATTTTATTGGAAATGTATTTGATGGTTGGGACATGTGCCTAAGGCATATAAGTGGTACAATCGTTATAACTGATAATATCTTTACAAATTCCAACAAAGGAATTTATATGGACAGCATTCCCAGCGTCCAAGGAATTTTAGCCATTTCTAATAATCTTTTTTACAATCTAGATGACAGTGCAATTGATTGTAATAGTCAAACTAGACAGTCAGCGACGATTTATCACAATTTATTTGTTGATGTAGGAGGGTATGGCGTAGAAGGTGGAAGCAATTTTGCCGTTTACACCAGCGGTGGTCAGGGATCCCAACTAGTTAAAAATCGATGTGAAAGAAATGTTTTTCAAAATTGCACACAAGGTGTTTTTGATACTAATATTCCCACCTCGTTTTTAGGGGTGACTGGGGATGGATGTTTCAATAGTTGGGTGAATAATGTAGAGATAAGTGGACTTACACTTAATATGGATTCGAATCACGGAATTACTCTCGAACTGATTCCATCATCTGTTTTTATGAAAAATTCAAAGGATCTTTTTGGTGCAACTTTATCTTCCCCCTCTACCCCGCTAGGTAAATTTTTCAACACCGGAGTTTCTGGGGATTCTTCTGGTGGTGGTTCATCGGAAGAATCTGAACAAGGAAGGATTACTTCATGACAGTTTATTGGGTAGATCCATTGGACGGAGATTCTGCGAATAGTGGAACGACATATACTGATGCTTTTGGATCTTTTCTGGATATATTTGATGGTAGTCTTGTTGGAGGTTTGACACGAGGTGATCTTGTGAACCTAATCGCATCTACTGCCGATAATGTTGATACATCAATATCTGTTTCTGGTAATAGAGATGACGGGAATTATATGGCCAGTTTAGGTCGTGACGGAACAACTTCTTCTTGGAAAATATTTCATGCGGTTAATCCTACAACATTGCAGGAAGATGGTACTAAGTATATTTTAGGAGCAAGAAATGATCAATACGCAACAATGATGGGTGGTGCTGGATGGGAATATTATATTTGGAATAATATAGAATTTGTTGGATTTATGCATAGTTATACATCTGGTGCATACGGTATGATTTTTAATAATTGTATATTCTCTGATGGACATCCATCGATTCAAAATTATACTGGTCCTATACAATCAATGTATGTTGGAAATCAAAATCACAGTTTCACTGACTGTCTTTTTATTAATCGAGGATACAATTCGAATCATGATGTTGGTGTTCGATTTGGCGGCGGCTTATATTCTGGACCAAATCAAGTTTTTAGTAATTGTGAATTTAGAAATTTTTCAGAAGCAGCCTGTATGGACTATAATAGTCAAGAATTTTATAATTGTAGATTCATCAATAATGGTTACGCTTTGAAACCAGGCACTAGTCGTACCAGAAACTCATATAATAAAATAATTAACTGCATTTTTGAAGGTAATGATGTTGATTATCAGTGGCCAGTATACTATGGTGGAATTGAAGCTAATTTTTGGATGAAAAATATTCACATTAATTGCGGTGGATATAACATAGAATTTAACAATAGTGGCACTATGTCTCTTATTAATGAGAGACGACTCAGCAGAAGTGTCTTTAGATCTAATATTTATAAAAATGTTTATCAGAATAGTACATCAGGATTCAATGATGTACCTATGGGATCAACACTAACCTATATTGGTTGGTATAAAGAAGACGGTGGATGGACATCAGGTTCTTTTGGATTGACATTTGATCCCGGAACATCAGGGCCTTCCAGAATGATGGTTGCAACAGGAGATGCAATGCTATTTAGAGTGCAAGATATAGGAACATTTTTAGAAAGTTTTACTGAAGCAGTTGTGCAAGGATCTCCTCCTCCGGAGTTTGGTGATATGTTTTGATATACATAGTAATATTAATAAGGAGATTTTAAATGGCTATTACAGACCCAGAAGCGATTAAATTTGTAAATGAATATATCAGACCTATGTGCGAAAATATTCGTTACTCAAACGCAAGAGGCGCCGACTTTGCAATCAAGTGGGCAGGACTTAGTGGAGATTTTCCGAACGATCCTACTGACATGGTAGAAGATGGTAGAGAAGCACAGGGAATTAGTAGACTGTCTGGTGCAGATATCCAAGCAGTCGCTACTGTGTTTAACGAACTCTTAGGAAATCTTACTCCACAGAGTCAAGCAATCATCCAGAAGCCTTGCGTCCGTCCTTTGATGTATAGATCTGACGATAATTTCTGATATAAATGACAACTTTTCCGCTAAATCCTACAAACGGATTAACCCATTCCATTAATGATCGTGTTTGGAGTTGGAATGGTTATGCTTGGGAAAAAACAAACCAGAGTGGGGGTGGAGGAACTGGGCCCGCCGGACCTACTGGACCTACTGGACCTACTGGTGCCAACGGCATTGACACATACGGTATTGAGTATGATTTTGATACTTCAACAACTGCTTCTGATCCCGGATCTGGAGGGTTTAGGTTTAGTATTGACTGGACAGTGGGAATAATTGGAAATGCTTATAATGCTTATGTAAGTGAGACGGATAATAATGGTGTGGGTATAGATCCGCTTCTTGATACACTGACAGATTCTTCAAATACAAACAAAGCACTAATTGTGCTTTACAAGAAAGGAACACCATCAGTAAATGCTAAGTTCTATGTAACTGGGCAGACTGATAATGGTAGTTGGAGAACCTTAGATATTAAGTATATTGATAGAGATTCGTTTGGTACTGTTGGTAATGGCGATGAAATGATGATGACTATCAGTATTATTGGTGATCAAGGAACTAAGGGCGAAACTGGTCCTGCTGGTGCAGATGGCGCTGGTGGAGGTGGTGCAACTCTTGCCGCTGGTGATGGTCTTACATTATCACCTGTTGTTGCAGGTGTTGGGTACACCATGTCGGTTGACTTCAACGGTGCCACAACTAATCAAGTTCTCTTCTATGACGGTACTGGCATCTCTGGTAACGATGCCATGCTGTGGGCGGACGATGCTAACCACCCTCACGCAGAAATGGATATCGAGGGTAAAATCCTCAAGGCAATCAAGGCAGATGAGGCACTCGCAGCACTGGATCCAGTCTACATCACTGGAAATGTAGGAGCATCCGATCGCGTAACCGTTGCAAAGGCAGACGCATCTGATCCCACAAAGATGCCTGCCGCTGGCATCGTCACAAGATCGTTCTCTAATAATGATCAAGGCTACATGGTGGTTACGGGTCTAGCCAGAAATGTAGACACTTCTGGTTTTACTGCCAACGATATCATTTATGTCTCAACTGGTGGTGGTGTCACCTCTGCTAGACCATCTGGTTCTACCGATCTGATCCAGAATATTGGTCGCGTTGGTAGGGTCCAAGCAAACACAGGAACACTCTTGGTTGTGGGTGCTGGTCGTGTGAACGATGTGCCAAACTTGATTCATGCAAGAGCAGGCATTTCTAGTGATGGTCATGTCGTAATACCAACTGGTATAAGTTATGGATGGAGCGATGGTGCTTTCATCAACAACAATAGTGGTACTCTACAATTTGCTTCCAATAGTGGATTTTATTCCATGCAAGTGGCGCCAAGTATAGTATCGTTCTATCGAGATGTTTTCTGTGAAGATAAACTTCATGTTGCGGGTGCCGCTGGTATTTCTGCTGATTACGGAATGTCGATAGGAACTGGTATCACCTTCCCTGATGGAACCTTCCAGTCAACCGCCGCTGGTGCTGGCGGAACAGGATACATCGCCGGTGCTGGACTCACGCTAGATGCCGCTGGTGGAACTTTTAGTATTGATCCAACCGCCGTAATCCATGTCGCTGGTATCTCTGCCGATGGTGGTGCTACTTTTGACGGTATCGTGAATGCCACTAAAATACTTGGTGGTGCAGGTAATCCTACTACTGGTATACTACTAGATGGTGGACTCAATAACTTTTATGTGAACACTAGCGGACAGTCCAGAATGAAAGTTCAGTCTAGTGCTGTTATTGCTTATGTAAAACTTCAGGCAGACGAACTTTTCCATGCAAAACAGGGTATCTCAATGGATGCCGCTGGCATCACCTTCCCTGATGGAACCTTCCAGTCAACCGCCGCTGGTGCTGGCGGAACAGGATACATCGCCGGTGCTGGACTCACGCTAGATGCCGCTGGTGGAACTTTTAGTATTGATCCAACCGCCGTAGTTCATGTCGCTGGTGTTTCGAGTGATGGTCAAATTAGCGGCGGTAATGGAATTAACTTGTCCGCTGGTAATCTTGAAATGGCTAACGGTAGTAGGATGGGTAATGCAACCAATGGACAGTTTAGAGTAGCAACAAACGAAGTGCAGTTACTACCAAATGGTGACACAACAAATGGATTTGTTGCGGCCGCATCTCTACATTACCACAATCAGAAAACGCAGTTCAAGAAAGGTATTTCTGCTGATGCCGGTATCACTGCTAATGCGCCTTGTAACTTTTTAGACAATCAAGTAATAAGGCCTCAACTTAAGGATTATTCGGAAACTGTAAACGCAATTGGTTCGAAAACTACCAGTTTCTCGGTTGATTTTGAAGATGGAAATGTGCAATCATTAACTGTTGGTGGTAATATGACTGTAAGTTTTTCAAACGCTCCCGGCGCCGGTCAAGCAGGAACGGTTACTCTCGTAATAACAAACGGCGGCGCTCACACTGTAACATGGCCTTCGGGCTTTCAGACAGTAAAATGGCCTGGTGGGGTTGCACCAACACTGACATCTTCTGGTACAGATATACTCACATTCTTAACTACCAATGCAGGTGTTACAATTTACGGATTCGTGGGTGGGTTGAACTTCTCATGATCGGTGCATCCAGAGCGGCTTCGACGAGACAGTATCAACTGCTGTCAACCGAGACAATCACATCAACTGGATCTCAGGACGCTACAATTCCAGCAGGAACTCTGTTCATCGAGATCGAGATGTGGGGTGCCGGTGGTGGTGGTGCGGGACTTATGGAAAGCGGCCGCCCTCCAACTTACTATGCACAGAATGGTGGTGCTGGTGGTGCATACCTGAAGAAAAGATATCAATCATCATCACTTGTATCGGGTGATACTTTAACCTTTACTGTTGGTTCTGGAGGCGCCGGTGGTGCCGCTGGTGCCGCAGGAAGTGGTGGTGGTGATACTACTTTGTCCAGTCCTGTTTCTCTTTCCGCTGGTGGTGGGGGTGGTGCCAACACATCCACCGCTTTTGGTGCAAGTGCCCCGCTCGGAGGAAGTGCATCTGGAGGAGACACAAACACTAGTGGAGAGAACGGGAATACCCGAGCAAGCACATCTGGTGATGGTGGTGATGGCGGAGACGGAGCAAACGGTGGTGCCGGTGGTGCAGGTGGTCAAATATCTGGTAGTGTTGCTGCACAGGACGGAACAACGCCTGGTGGTGGTGGTGGCGGAGCAAGAGGATCGACTAGTCTTGGTGTTTCTGATGCCGGTGGTGATGGTGCCAACGGTAAGGTGGTGGTAAAATACTACGGATAATGTTGACTTTTCTCATACATAGAGTATAATTTCGTTATGACTTTTTACTTTATGGAGATACTATGTCCGAGACGATGAAGATCCACAAGTTGTATCCTAATACACTTGAACTGAAACTGGGCAGCCATGAGGCTGCTTGTTACGACATCCATGCTCATTTGCGTGGACCCGTCACTCCCGAAGATGTTGCACCATTGATTCGTGAGATCAAGTGGTATGATGGATATAACCAACCACATACCACCATGCCTGATGTGGTGTTCGACAGTGATGTTCCTATCTGTACATTCACTTTGAATCCAAAGTGTCGTGCTTTGATTCCGACTGGTATGGTAATGGATATTCCCATCGGTTTCTCTGCCCGTCTGCATCCAAGATCAGGACTGGCAGTGAAGACTGGAATTACTTTGATCAATGCAGAAGGTGTCATTGACTCTGACTATTGTCAGGAAGTTTTCGTTCCACTTCACAATACCACAAACACACCATTCAAGATTACCCACGGCGATCGTATCGCTCAGGTTGAGATCATTGAATATGCTAGACATGTTAGATATGTCACCTACACAGAAGCAACACCAGAATCACAAAAGACCAACCGCGTCGGCGGTTTCGGATCTACAGGAGTATAATATGACACGCGATGAACTTTTAATGTATCACTCAGAAATATGCAAATCTGCACAGCAGTTGATGTCTCTTAAAAATAGAGATTATGCAGGACAAGAGGGAAATGAACCCTTTGCAAACTTTACTCGCGTAGAGTCTATGGGTATCTGTAGCACCGAGCAAGGTTTTATGACTCGCATCACTGACAAAATGAGTCGTCTTTCCTCCTTCTTGAATTCCGGTAAAATGCATGTTGAAGATGAAAGTTTTCGTGATACAATAGTGGATGTGATCAATTACATGGTTTTACTTTCTGCTTACATTCAAGACAAAGATGAAGAAACACAATCTGAAAATTCTAAATTAGAATTGCTTATGGAAGAAAGAAACCATGAGAGTATGAGGGACAATGGCTTCTGATTTTTATACTAATGTGATGGTGCGTGGTGATAACATTCTGTATCGAGGTGTCGAGAACGGAAAAAGGGTAAAGAGAACAGTTCCTTTTTCGCCCACTCTTTATGTTCCCACCGACAAGAAAACCGAGTGGAAAAGTCTGGATGGGAGATACATGGAAGAGTTCTGTGTAGGTTCTATGCTTGACACTAATAAATTTATCAAGGATCATCGAAACACCGCAGGGCTAGAAATTCATGGTAATACCGATTACGCATACTCTTACATCGCCCAAGAGTTTTCGGGTGAAGTAGAATACGATATTGATGATCTTGTTATTGCTTATATTGACATTGAAACTGAAGCAGAGAAAGGATTCCCTGATTATCAAAATCCAAATGAAAGAGTGATTGCAATCACAGTTGCAATCAATGAAACTTATTATGTCTTTGCTTTGGGGCAATATTCAAGTGACAAAGATAACGAAGTAGTTTTTAATTTTTCTTCTGAAAGAGAACTTCTAGAAGAGTTTTATCGTTTTTGGCATGAAGTTTCTCCTGACATTGTTACTGGATGGAACATTAGATTTTTCGATATTCCATATTTGTACAATCGAAGCATCGCTGTTATTGGTTCGGCGAAAGCAAAAATGCTTTCTCCTTGGCGCTATGTGCGAGAAAGAGTCGTTCACAGAATGAATCGAGATCACACGGTTTATGAACCAATCGGTGTTTCGGTGCTTGATTATTATGAATTGTATCAAACCTTTACATACACAAACCAAGAATCATACAGACTGGATCATATTGCTTTTGTGGAACTAGGACAAAAGAAACTCTCTTATGATGAATTCGATAGCATTACTGAATTCTATAAAAAGGATTTTCAGAAGTTTATTGAATACAATATCAAGGATGTAGAACTAGTTCATAAACTAGAAAAGAAAATGAAATTGATTGAGTTGGTTGTCGCACTTACCTACTCTGCAAAAGTAAACATGATGGATGTTTTTTCTCAAGTAAAAACTTGGGATCAAATTATTTTTCATTATCTGCATGAAAAGAATATCATTATTCCTCCGAAAAACTTTTCAGAAAAAGATACGCAGTATGCAGGGGCATATGTTAAAAACCCAATTGTTGGTAAACATGATTGGATAGTTTCGTTTGACTTGAACAGTCTATATCCTCACTTGATTATGCAGTACAATATTAGTCCAGACACAAAGATCAAGGGAATCTCGTCCCGAAGATCAATTGATGTTGAGGATATATTGGAGAGAGACGAATCTTCGATGAGTTTCATTGAAGATAAGAAAAGTCAAGGGTATTGTGTTGCTGCAAACTCCACACTTTACCGCAGAGACAAGCAGGGATTCCTTGCGGAACTTATGGAAAAGATGTATGTAGAGCGCAAAATGTACAAGAAGAAGATGATTGAGTGTCAGAAGCAGAAAGAGAAAGATCCAGACAACAAAGAATTGGATTTTCAAATTGCAAAGTTCAATAACTTCCAGATGGTTCGTAAGATTCAATTGAACTCCGCTTATGGTGCGATTGGGAACGAGTGGTTTCGATATTATGATGTCGAAATGGCCGAAGCGATCACATTGTCTGGACAACTGAGTATTCGATGGATAGAAAGTAAGTTAAATTCTTTCCTAAATGAAATTCTAAAAACAGATAATGAGGATTATGTTATTGCTTCCGATACAGACAGTGTTTACATTTGTTTGGATAAATTAGTTCAAATGAATTGTGATAATCAATCCAAAGATGATATTGTAAATTATCTCGACAAAGTTTCTACTAAAGTTCTAGAACCATATATTGAACAAAAGTATGATGAATTGGCAAAGTTGATGAATGCTTATTCTAACAAAATGATAATGAAGCGGGAAGTCATCGCTTCCACTGGTGTTTGGACTGCAAAGAAAAGATACATGCTGAATGTATTTGATTCTGAGGGAGTTAAGTATAAAGAACCAAAAGTAAAAATTATGGGGATTGAAACTTCTCGATCATCCACACCTCAAGTGGTTCGTGACAGTTTGAAGGAAATGATAAAGATAGTGATGAATGGAGATGAGAAACAGATACAGTCAGCAGTTAAAAAGTTCAAAACTAAATTTGAGTCTTTGGAACCAGAGGTAATCGCATTTCCGCGTGGTGTTTCGAATGTAAAGAAGTACAAAGACAGCACTCAGATCTATGCGAAGGGAACTCCAATTGCAGTTAAGGGCGCATTGATATATAATCACTATATCAGAAAAATGAAACTTAGTAGAAAGTATAAAACAATAATCGATGGCGATAAGATTAAATTCATATATCTCAAAACACCAAATCCATTGGCAGGATCTTACGGAAAAGATCATGTTCTTTCTTTTCCGAACGGTATACCAAAAGAATTCAATTTGCAACCTTACATCGATTATGAAAAGCAATTTAAAACCAGTTTCCTCGATCCGCTCTCTACAATTCTCAACGCAGTTGGGTGGGAATATGAAAAGAAATCTACACTAGAAAGTTTTTTTGGATAATAAAAAAATGAATGATGAACACATGAAATTTAATTTTAGCTTAGAAGAAACACAACTTCTATATTACCTTATAAAGAAAGAATGTTTATTGACAGAGAGAAGTGTTTCTGCTAGAATTAAAGACAGTAAAACAGATTTGAAAACATACGATGATCTTTTGCACCGAAAGCAAGTTTCGGAAAATATCAAAAGAAAGATCGGAAAGAAATACGGAGAAATTAATGCTTGATGATTTGATTAAAGAAAGTGGTAATAAGTATGCAAGTGTCGTTAATGATGGTCTTGCTGGCTCAGATATTAGTGGGTTCGTGGATACCGGATGTTACATTTTTAACGCTATTCTCAGTGGTTCTATTTACGGTGGTATTCCTGATAATAAAATCATTGCTATTGCGGGAGAATCTGCTACAGGTAAAACCTATTTTACTCTCGGAATCGTTGCTAAATTTCTTCGTGATCGTCCCGAAGGAGTAGTTTTATATTTTGATTCTGAACAAGCCGTAACTTCCGATATGATCAAGGGAAGAGGAATTGATCCAAACAGAGTTGCTGTGATGCCGGTGTCAACTGTGGAGGATTTCCGACACCAAGCGATCAAAATCGTAGACAAGTATAAGGCAATGCCTAAGAGTGAACAAAAACCAATGCTGATTTGTCTAGATTCTCTCGGTATGCTTTCTACTGAAAAAGAAATGTCGGACACTGCCGAGGGAAAGACCACCAGAGACATGACTCGCGCTCAAGTTATTAAGGCTACCTTTCGTGTGTTAACTCTTAAGTTAGGAGACGCTGGTATTCCCATGATCATGACAAATCACACTTATGATCAAGTTGGATCCATGTTCCCAACAAAGCAGATGAGTGGTGGTGCAGGACTTAAATATGCCGCATCAACAATCGTATTTCTTTCGAAGAAAAAAGTGAAAGAAGGAACTGATGTTATCGGTAACATTATTCACTGCAAGAATTATAAGTCCAGGCTTACCAAAGAAAATGCAATGGTAGATGTCATGCTAAACTATGAAAGTGGACTTCATCCTTACTACGGATTATTGACTCTAGCAGAAAAATATGGTATAGTTAAAAAGGTTTCTACGCGGTATGAATTTCCTGATGGGACAAAGGCTTATGAAAAGGCCGTGTACAAGGATCCGGAAAAATATTTTACTGATGATATAATGAAGCAAATCGAAAATATCGCATCTAAAGAATTCATGTATGGATCAGATGAAGAGGAACTTTCTGGTGAGTGAATCTGTATTTACAGAAAAAATTATTTTAGAGAACTTAGTTTACAATTTTGATTATGCTAAGAAAATTATACCTTTCTTGAAAGAAGAATATTTTCATGGCAAAATCGATAGAGTAATTTTTTCTGAGATAAGTTCTTTCTATGAAAAGTATTCTGCATCACCCACTAAAGATGCAGTTAATATTCAGTTGAACAAGAGAAAGGACTTAAATGAAAGTGAATTTCAAACTACTCTAGAGTACTTGGAGTCATTTCATGATGACGAGTCGTTGAATCAAGAATGGCTAAAAGATGAAACTGAAGAGTTTTGTAAAGACAAAGCAGTTTATAATGCAATTATGGAATCCATTCAGATTATCGACGGAAAATCCAAAGAGAAAACTCAGGGATCTATTCCTACGATTCTTTCTGATGCACTTTCTGTTTCTTTTGATACTCACATCGGACACGATTACATTGAAGATTCAGAAATTCGCTTTGAATTTTATAATAGAACAGAAAAGAAAGTTCCTTTCGACTTAGATTTTTTCAACGATATCACCGGAGGAGGCACTCCGACTAAAACTCTAAATGTGGTTATGGCCGGTACGGGTGTGGGTAAATCTATGTGGTTGTGTCACCACGCAGCACATTGTCTTGCACAGAACAACAATGTTCTTTATATAACATGTGAAATGGCAGAAGAAAGAATCGCAGAAAGAATCGATGCAAATCTTTTGGATACTGATATTAGTGATTTGAAACTTCTTGGTAAGGATAAATATGACAAGAAGATTGAGAATCTTAAACAGACAGTTAAGGGTAAACTTATTATCAAAGAGTATCCAACTGCAACTGCGACAGCGAATCACTTTCGATCTCTTCTGGAAGAATTAAAACTCAAAAAGAATTTTATTCCTGATGTTATTTTTATTGATTATTTGAACATTTGTGCATCCGCAAGACTTAAGGGTGGAAACATTGGATCATATTTTTTGGTGAAGTCCATAGCGGAAGAATTAAGAGGACTTGCAGTGGAACACAATGTCCCATTGTTCACTGCAACACAAGTAAATAGAGGTGGTTATTCTAATAGTGATATGGGATTGGAAGACACTAGTGAATCCTTTGGGCTTCCTCAAACAGCAGATTTCATGTTTGCTTTGATCTCCACCGAGGAATTGGAAGAATTGAATCAAATACTTGTAAAGCAACTTAAAAACAGATATAATGATGCTGCTGTGAACAAGAAGTTCGTTCTTGGATTAAACAGGTCTAAGATGAAATTTAGCGATGTTGATCCATCACAGCAAACTTTGATTGGCTCTGGTCAGGACATGAAAACGGAAATGGAAGAAAAATTTGCAAAGACTTCTACAGTTGTTGATGATTGGAAATTTTGATGGCAGTTTACATAGATAAAAAATTCATAAACATGGCATCAGTTCATTTGGATAAATTCAAATGGAAGTCGGAAACCTTAGCAAATTGCAGGTGTCCCATCTGCGGTGATTCGCAGAAAAACAAAAACAAAGCTCGTGGATTCTTTTACCAGAAGGGTAGTGATTACTTCTATAAGTGTCATAACTGTGGTGCTGGCCACTCTTTGTATAGATTCTTGGAGAGTGTGTCTCCGGGACTCGTCAAAGAATATCAAATGGAAAGGTGGAAAGAAGGCCATAACGGAAACTCGAATTACAAAAAACCGAAAGTAGAAGAAATGTTTAAAATGTCTGCACCAAAGTTCAAACCAAAACACAATCTACTCAAACCACTGAAGTGCGTGAAGGATCTTCCTGAAGATCACATCTGCCGACAGTTTGTGGAGATGCGTAGAATTCCAAAGAAGTTCTACAGTATGTTGTACTTCACAGAAAATTTCTATGCTTACATGAAGTTGGTGGACCCCGAGTTCAATCCCTCAAAGACAACTGGACCAGAACCACGACTCGTCATTCCTTTCTTTGACAAGAAAGATAATGTTGTTGCCGTTCAGGGTCGATCGTTGTCGATGAAGGATGAGTACAACGCCCGCACCACACTACGATACATCACCGTGAAGTCAGACAAGTCTATCGAACGACTCTGGTATGGTATGTGGCGTGCGAATCCTAAGAAGCGTGTGTATGTTGTGGAGGGTCCATTAGACAGTCTCTTCATCGACAACACGGTAGCAATGGTGGGTGCAGCATCAGTTCAGAACGAACCTGCTCGATTCGCAAACACTGATATGGTTTATGTTCTTGACAACGAACCACGCAATCCCCAGATTGTGAAGTTCAATGAGAACCTGATCAA